TCAATGCAGTATTGTTGTTAGTGGTCACAGTGCCACTATTAACATTGTTAGTGTTAATTGTGCTTGTACTGGTACTTGTGCTGTTAGTGTCAACTAGACTTTTTGAGTCGTAGCCGCCTTGATTAATAACAGTTTGTGGCAACACGGTGGTGCTGATTAATGCCAACAACAACGTTGGCAGGATATGAATAATACGCATGGTTCGCTCCCGGTAATTCCACATGTATTTAAACTACACGGGTAACGAATTAAACTGTACTATTTTATAGTTACTTCTATATTTTTATTTGGCGACTACGTTATACAATGCAAGTTCTCTTGCATCTTCCCTTGCACTTAATGCAACTTCTTCTGCACTTGGTGTCCATGCTGATGCACAGGCTGCAGCAAATACGGAAATGACAAATATAAATGATGTTAATTTCATGTTAGTTTCCTTTTTTAAATTGTTTAATAGCAGATTTGACTAGACTGTCAATGCTGTTTATTATTGGAGTGTCCTGTACTGAGTCTTCTCTCACACTCAGTGGTATTTCAGTACAGCCCAATACCACTGCTTTTGCACCTCTGTCAATAAGACTATGAATAACTGTTATAAACATTGAATGTGCTTCATCTATACAATTGGCTTTGATTAAATCAATTGCAGGTTGTACTAACGTATCCATTTCCTCTTTAGTTGGAACAATACAGTCCCAACCCAGCTTGTTGAGTCTGTATTGATATAATCCCAATTCCACTGTTGCTTGTGTGCCCATGACTCCGATGGTAGAATTAATCACATGCACATCTCGTAATGCATCTGCTACACTGTCTACTATATGTATGATTTGTACATTTGATTTACCAAACTCATGAAACCAAAAGTGTGCGGTATTGCATGGAATAACAATTAATTTACAACCTGCAGATTTTAGTCCCTTAATGCCATCCAGCAAATAGGGCAATGGCTTATCGTCACCGTTGCGCATACTGGTACTGCGGTCCGGAACAGTTGGGTCACTCCAAAGTACAGTAGGAATATGATCTTGATCGCACGTTGCAGGAGTTTGTGCAACTAGGCGTACCATAAATTCGGCACTGGCGGCAGGCCCCATTCCACCTAGTACGCCAAGTTTTTTAATCATTTTTTGTTGTATAGTAAACCGCTGGCCACAACCATCACAGTTTGTTGGACATCAACAAGTATTTTGTCCACAGGCACTTCAGTCCAACCTACTGATATTTGTCCAATGAATATGCCGGGCTCTGCCGGCACACTGATACGACACATCCACTTGACACCTTTTTCAACATAGATGAACCCCATCAAGCTCTGCGGTTTTTCATAAGTTTGGCATGGTATTTTTCCCGACATCATGGAAATAACATCGTTGTTGTTGTCGTAATTTTTAGTTAGTAAACCAACATCAGTACCGTACATTGATTTGTCTTGACCGCCTTTGCGTGTAACAAAGTATACTAATTTTCTAGTGTTTAACAAAGTATTAACTTCAAATATAGCTATCAGTTCTGCTTGGCTGTTTTTAAGTATAAAGTTAGCGGCTTTTTCGTATTCGCCATTCATGCGCGGTAGTGCTTGCTGTGCTCGATAACTGGCCATAAAGTTGTCTTTTTCCGTGTAGGCAACCCATCCAACAAAGGTTAGAAAGCACAGTAGTATTACTGTGAATAACCTGAACGGGCTTTCACCAATCCAGGTTAATAAACTAAGTAGGAACTCTTTCAGTTTGTCCATCTACGTGTTCCTTATCACACACAAATGCTGTTACTGCCACATTGCCGTGTACATGGCTTGCTGTGCGAATCATATCCATTAGTGGATCAACTGCAATCAACAACACCAACACAGCTTCGCTTGGTAATTTCAACAAATCACACACAACTGCCACAGTAGCAACTGTGAGGATACCTGTTGTGCCTGCACTTGCTAATCCAGCCAGTATACTACCAAACAACACAACAAATAAGCCAGTAAAGCCTAGTGGAGCATCATAGATATTAGCAATGAACACAGTGGCAATGGCATAGTAAACAATGCTACCAATACGATTAACTGTGAAACTCAGCGGAACAGTTAGTTCAACTCCGCCTTTGTCAAAATGTAGTTTGTGTAGTGCTTCTTGTGCGTAAGGAATACAAGCAAGACTGCTACGTGAACTGATAGCAACAATTAGTGTTTCTTTAGTTTCACGTATCACAGTCATTAGATCCAATCCTGAACGTTTCCAAATTACAATAGTGCCTAACACAACTACTAACAGTCCGCCAACAAACTGTTGGAACACAAAGTCAAACATGGTCAAGAATATACCAACTCCTACTTTTCCAACCTGTGCAGAAATCATTGCTAGTAGTGCAATAGGTAGGAAGTAGTTTAGGAATTTAAAGATACTGATGCTGGCCTGTTGAATACTTTTCAGTACTTCAACCAACATGCGTTGACCTTCTGTTTTTAAGTGTCCAAGGGCAACACCGAAAATCAAACAGAAAATAACAATCTTCAAACTTTCACCATTGTTTAGCGTGGCAAAAATATTTTCTGGAATGAACTTCTCAGCCATTTTTCCTGCGCTAACTTCGGCTGCTTTTGGCATCGGTTCGTGTAGTGTAATACTTAATTCAGTACCGGTATCTTTGTTGTTGACCAAGACACCAAATTCTGTCTTCTTTTCAGGAGTCATGTCAGTGCCAGTGACCAACACAGTACCTACACCAATAACAGCGGCCAAGAACATACTGCCCACAAAGCCAATGATAATTTTGCGTATCAGGGTCTCACTGCCTTCTTTTTGTAGCAGTCCTATAATACCAACAAGAATAGTTGCCAACAAGAACGGCAGTACAACTACTTTGAGCAAACTGATATAGACACTACCAATACTGTCAAGACCTATACTGAATCCTGGAGCATACACGCCACAGAGTATACCTACGATGATTGATCCTAAAATAGTCCAAGGACTAACCAGGAAACTTTTTAAATGTGATGTTGTTATCATGATTTATCCTTATTTCTTTTCAGCTTTGTAGCGTTCCATTAACTTTTTAGTGTTAATGTCGCTGTATTCATTTTTAACAACATAGTTAACAACGCTTAACAATTGTATTGCTCGGGGATTTACTGCTATGGCAATATAATCCACACTGTCACTGATTGTAATAGTTTTGGTGCTAATTGCGGCATCTGGTTTTTCAAACGAAATTTTCTTGATTTCAAATTCATCACGATAAGCGGCAGCAATGTCTCCACGAGTGACTTTATCAATAATTACTTCCCACTTTTCTTCAGGAAGGTACGTGGCGTTGGGAAAATTAATACGAGCAAATGTATCATAACTGGAGTTCTTGATAAAACTTATTTTACCGTTGAAGTCGCGTATGACTTGATACGTTTCTTTGCCTTGACTGTTTTGACTTAGCCACAAGCGATTGATAATTAAACTTTGTTTTAGTCTAACATAAGGATCACTAAATCTAACAACTTGTAGTCTAGGACCAGTAACTGATAATTTGCTGACAGCAATGTCAGCACGGCCGTCACGCACCTGTTCCACCACTTCGGCAAAACTTTCTGCGTCTCTACGGAACTTGACTGGTACACCTAACAGTACACCAATTCGTTGTGCAATTTCAACATCAAGACCGTGTAAGTGTTCTTCGTCTCCACTAAAGAATGGAGGAACATCTTTCTTGGTCATGGCCACTACTAACACATTGGCTTTTTTAATTGCGGCAATGTCTGCTGGTAAGGGAACTGTTGAAGTTGCTGTTTGTGCAAAGCTGGGGAACACAGCTAATACACTGATAGTTAAGGATATAATTAAGTTTTTCATAGTAGTATTTATACTATGAAAAGAAATTAAACTGCTACATTATTACAATGATCTTACAGTGTGTTCATGGTGTTGAAAAATTGACACCTTAACATTTAAATTATTGTTTTTTTACTATTTTTGGTGATCTTGCAGTAGCCAAATATGTAGGAGTTGCACTTTGTTGATCGTCGTTCCAATAGAAACCGCTTGAAATACGAATAGGTGCTGTGCCTACTCCTTTTAGTTTTTCAGACAAGTCGTTGCCGTTTCGAGCAATACTATAATCAAGTGTTTCAGTATTTAAGAACAGAATAGCTTCCACACCGTCTGCCCTGTTGTAACTAGCATAGGCCAATTGAGTATATGCGTCCATCATTGTTGGAACATCAATAGTGCCGTCGTCTTTACATGCAGAGTCTATCAAAGACTCTGCATTTAATCCTGGAAATGCAATTTCGCCTTCGGCTGACAATTTTGGTACTTGTTTTCCTTTGCTTGCATTCACCATCATTGGTTGTTCAACATCATCTAAATTTGTTATAAGTTTTGAAATAGTGCTGAAGAATAAATCGTATGTTTTTTCGTATGTACTGTAAATTAAAACTTCATCGTTTAATTTGTTTAACATTTTATAAGACCAATTATATACACAACCTTGTTTGAAATGTCCTTTAGTATTTTTATTATACGTATTAGGTGTATAATTTTCTTTAGTCATTATTTCTTCTTGGCCGGTTTTATCAGTTCTTACACCCAGTTCTGTTCCTGCTTTTAGTTTCCTTGCTGGTGCAGTTTTGATAATCTTCGTGATTTTTTCAGTCCAAGTTGGCCACGCAGCTGGACCTTTAAGTATTTTTTTACTGTTTAATCTACCACCCGTATTGGCTCCTGCTTTAATTTCTAGATTAACGTCTCCAATAATTAAGTCGCCGCCGTGTTGTGCTTTCTGGGTAGGACTACCCATCATTGCCAAGGCCATTTCGCCAGGGCCGATGGCACCACTTGATTTTCCAGGGCTCCATGTGAATACCCCATAACTAGAGAATAAATCTAGCATGTCTTCATAATCAGAATTAACATGTTCTTTTACATTGCCTGCATCTTGATTTATCAATGATTCCATATTGATAACCTGGCCTTGATAACATGCGTCTAAGAACTTTATAATAGTATCTCGATCAATTTCTTTATTTTGTCTCAACATACGCATAATCATTCCAAAAAATGCTTGTTTGAATATTGAAGCAAAATTTCTTGCGTTGTCGTGTACTTTCTTCTCTGCTTTGTTTAATGCTTTATACACGTCGTTATCAATCGCGGTATATCCTTGCACTTTGTTTGCTAGTAGTTCAAGTTTATCAAACATACTGTTGGTAATTTCTTCAGCTTTTAGTACATATTTCTTTTCAAGAGCTTTAAATTCTGTTCTTGCGTTTTTTACCATCTTAATAGCAAGCGATGCAATTTCTACAGTCTCGTCAAGTTTCATTAATCCTTGAGTTTCTAAGAACTTAATATTTTTTATTGCAATGGCTATTTCTTCGGGAGAAATTACAGGAGATTTTGATTCTTTTAACACACTATCTGTTGTTAATGTATTAATCAAATCTGTAACTAATTTTTTAGCAGGCTCCCAGTCGGGCAAACTATTGGCATCTGCAATGAGTCTTTTTAATTTACTGCTTACAACATTTGCAAGTATAGAAGAATTTTCAATGGGTTGCTGTTGTGCAATAGGTGTGGCCTGGGGCTGGACTGCGGTAGCAGGCTGTGCCTGAGCTACTGGTTCAGCAACGGGTTCTGGTTGAGCTACTGGTTCGGCAACGGGTTCTTCAGGGGCAGGTTGTGCCTGGGCTACTGGTTCAGGAATGGGTTCTTCTGCTTCAACAGGAGGTTGCTGTCCAGGAAATCCAGCAAGACGTCTTTCGTCTTCTTCGGGGCTCGTTGGAGCAAATTCTTTTAAAATATCTAGTACACGCATAGTACTAATATTTATGCTATTTCAGGGAACAGACAATTTTGTATGAAAACTTGCACATCTTCTTCACTAAGCCCTAAACTAACCATTACACGCGGTGTATGTGGGTTACATTTTTGATTTTGACAGTAGTAGTTTTGCTGTTCTGTAGTATCTGCGGCGGTGTTGTTAGTTTCACCCACTGTGGCCAAATAATGTGCCAATGTAGTGTGCGCCATCTCAGTAATTTGATCCAGTTCTGCTTCATCGCTAACGTTGCCTGCGGCCACCATACTGGGGCTGAATATGTTGGTTGCCCATTCTGGAAGTGGCCGGGGTTTACGCCATTCTAGTTTGGCCACTTCATCTGCAAACCACTCCATCATAGGATGATTAGGATCTCCAGCTTTGCTATAATCATGAAAACAGCCAGTCATTTTGTTTTTACCGGCCACTACATCAAAGCCGTAAATTGGTGCTGGGTTATGTGTATGTGGAAAGATGCAACAATGCATCATCCATAATCCTTTAGTTTCGCGAGCATCAACCACGTCAACGTGAGCACGGCGATACTGATCACTAGTCCATACCCTATTAATCCAGCCAGGTTGATTAAAACGATCCATTCCAGGCTCGAAAATTTCAGTGCCAGTGCGTTCAAAGTTTTCTTCCAATAAGTGCTGAATTTCTATTAACGTATCCCAAACTTTACTCATCTTTATACTCAACAATCTCCATCATCTGTTGGAAAAATCTTGTGGCAAAATCAAAACAAACTTTGGCTTCGTCTGCCATGTCGTCGCTTATACGTTCTCTAATAGCTAGTTTAAGCGTTTCAGGATCTTCAAATTGATACATGGTGCCAGAACCTGGAACACGTTTTGCAATCATCTGCCCGCCTGCAAGATCTCCCATGTGACGCACATACACATGTGCCATGAGTCTCTTTGGATCATCTTTAATGCTCATGATGTAATCCATATATTCTTTCACTATGGGAAGTATTTCTGCATCTTCCTCAGCAGGCCACAATTCTTTATAGTCCGCATTGATTTTTGGTGCTCTACGAATATCAGGTAGTCCTGCTAACAAACCCTTGGCCATAGCACATACTTCCAGGATCTCGTATTGCGGATGTTGATTTTTTAAATAGGTAGCATACAGTTTAGGATTTATTGACCCCGAAAACAGTATTTTTACAAATTCTTGTCGTTCGGCATTTGTGTGTGCTTCTTTGGTTAAATCGCGTAGGCTCATTCTTCCTCCAATTTAATTTGAAGAGGATAATTATTTTCTCTAGCTGTTGATGTTGTTTCCACAGCCTTGGCCTCTGCAATTTCAAAACTATAAATTCCTGCTACTCCGCTTCCAGTCTCGTGGATTTGAAGCATTATATCTCGTGCCGAATCAGTTGAATGCCTAAAGATATTGGATAAGATTGATATCACAAATTCCATTGGAGTTACATCATCATTTAGCAGTATGACCTTCCAACGTTTTGGTTCACTGATTACTACTTTAATTTTTTCGTCAATTGCGATATCTGTACTTGACATTGTTTTCTCTTTAAAAAAGGGGGAGTTGCCTCCCCCGGTTGATTATTTAACTGTAATGATACGTGGCTTTAGTGATTCCGGTACAATACGTTCAATCTTAACGATCAACATACCGTCCTTTACTTCAGCGTCTTTGATTTCCATGTACTCAGCTAAAGTCCATGTTTGTTCAAAATTACGACTGGCAAGACCTCGATGTAGATACTCTTTGTCTTCGGCTGTGATATCAGTTTGCATACCACGAACAACTAATTGATCCTGGTCTACTTCTACTGAAATTTGATCTTTACTAAAACCTGCTACAGCTACTTCAATCGCATAATCAGTGTCATTATATTTTACAATATTATGTGGTGGATAATTATTTGATTGTTGCTGTAATCTTTGATTAAAAATTTGATCAAATCCGACTAAAGCTCTACTTAGATGTGCAAAGTCCGCTGGACTCACTGTTTTTAATTGCATTGTTGCCATTTGTTATCTCCTTATATTAAGCAAGAATGTGTGGGGCCCCATTATGGGCACCCCACGCTTGTATTATATTACTTTTTCTCAGTAGGGTCAACCTCTGTGAATGCCGCATTAACTGACTGGCCTTCTTCTGGTTGTACTGGTTCTGTTTGTGTTGCACTTTCTGCTGCTTGTTTCTTGGCCATTACTGGACCTGCCGCATTAAAGAATTCTTCAACTGATTTTTGAATAGCATCTTTGTCTTCTCCGGCACAGGCTGTTTCTACAGCTTTGGCTGCATCGTCAAATGTTGTACGCTCTTCATCAGTTAACTGATCTTTATACGTATCGTAGTCTTTCTTGATACTGTGCGTAGTGCCTTCAGCGTTGTTACGTGCATTGATTAATTCTGCTTGTTGTTTATCTGCTTCAGCATTTTCTTCAGCTTCTTGAACCATGCGTTTGATTTCAGCTTCAGTTAATCCCGAGTCAGATTTGATAGTAATCTTGTTTTCTTTGCCAGTATTTTTATCCTTAGCACTTACATTAAGAATACCATTTGCGTCAATATCAAGTGTAACTTCAATTTGTGGCATGCCGCGCGGCGCAGGTGCAATGCCTTCGAGATTAAACTCACCCAACGACTTGTTGTACTTGAACAAGTCACGCTCACCTTGTGCAACTTTGATAGTCACAGCTGGTTGATTGTCGTCTGCTGTGCTAAACGTTTGGCTATGTTTAGTTGGGATTGTTGTGTTTTTGGCAATCAGCTTGGTAAACACACCGCCCATTGTTTCGATACCCAATGTTAGTGGTGTAACGTCTAACAACAATACATCGGTTTTGTCACCCGCTAATACAGCACCCTGAATGGCTGCACCAGCGGCTACAGCTTCGTCTGGGTTGACATCTTTGCGTGGAGCCTTGCCAAACAATGCTTCAACAGCTTCCTGCACCTTAGGCATACGTGACTGTCCGCCAACAAGAATAACTTCGTCAATGTCTGCGGCAGTTACTTTGGCATCTGCCATGGCAATCTTACATGGCTCAATACTACGTGCAATTAATGTCTCAACCATAGCTTCAAACTTAGCACGGCTGATGGTTACATTCATGTGCTTAGGGCCGCTTGCATCTGCTGTGATGTATGGTAAATTAACACTTGTGCTTGCGGCGCTGGACAGTTCAATCTTGGCCTTTTCTGCAGCTTCTTTCAAACGCTGTAGAGCCAACATGTCTTGCTTGAGGTCCATGCCGTTGTCTTTCTTGAACTCTGCAACCAAATAGTCCATTAGAACTTGATCAAAGTCTTCACCACCTAGGAATGTATCGCCGTTTGTTGATAGTACTTCAATTTGCTTGTCGCCATCCACGTTGGCAATTTCAATGATAGATACGTCAAATGTGCCACCGCCCAAGTCATACACAGCAATCTTACGATCCTTCTTGTCAGCTTTGTCCACACCATAGGCCAGTGCAGCCGCTGTTGGCTCGTTGATAATACGTAGTACTTCGAGTCCAGCAATACGTCCAGCATCTTTAGTAGCTTGACGTTGACTGTCGTTAAAGTAAGCAGGCACAGTGATAACTGCTTGAGTCACATTATAACCCAAATAGTCTTCAGCTGTTTTTTTCATTTTGCGCAACACTTCTGCTGACACTTGTTGCGGTGCCAACTTTTCGCCATTTGCTTCAATCCAAGCGTCACCATTTTCTGCCTTGATAATACTGTAAGGCATTAAGTCAATGTCTTTCTGTACTTCTTTTTCTTCAAACTTACGTCCAATAAGACGCTTGCTTGCATAGATTGTGTTCTTTGGGTTTGTGACTGCTTGTCGTTTTGCTGTTGCACCCACTAGGATTTCATCCTTTGTATATGCAATGATTGATGGTGTTGTTCTAGCACCTTCGCTGTTTTCGATTACTTTAGCAATGCCATTTTCTAAGATTGCTACACAGCTATTTGTTGTACCTAAATCGATACCGATGATTTTACTCATAATTTTCTCCTTTAATTAAGCGAGTAGTTTGTTGGGCACCTTGCCCTGTGTACTAAACCCTTACGGCGTTTCAGCACGTAATTATTTATGTCTGTCAGACTTTTTCTTTAAAAATATTTGACCAAATTTTAAGTTTTTCTCGTTTGGCTTCTGCGGCTTGTTCAATATTAGTCCAGCTGACTACATCTAGTTCTTGCAGGATTTCAATCATTGCATACAAGTCGCCCAGTTCTTCTTCCAAGTGTTCCCTATTAGTTTTGGGTTTACCTGGCTTGAGATTATCAAGTCCAAACCTGCTGATTTTGCTTACTGCTTGAATTACTTCGGCACACTCTTCTTGCAGAATGTCCATTACTTCTTTAGTTTGTGAGTCCATAATTACCTCTGATTTGCAAATGGTGCGATGTATGTTCCACCGCTCGTTGTGCTGGTGCGCAGTGTGTTGTACACGTTCTGAATACCCACCGCTTGATTCCAAGCGTCTTCCAATGCATGGTGTGCTGTGACTGGCGGACGTTGTGGATTGATACCCAAGTCAAATGCTGTACGTACATCGCGCACTTCCCAGAACTTCCAAGGAACAGCTCGATTGATTTTACGGAACACATGTTCGCAAATGATGATATCAAAACATGAACCATTTGACCATACACGTTTTGCTCCCCAACAGAATTTATACAGTCGAGCAAACGCTTCTTCTACATCAAGTCTATCAGTTGGATCAAAAGCCGCATCTTGGGCTTCTTTACTTTGGTTGGCCCACCAAGCAATGGTATCATCGTTAGTGGTTAGTCCAATACGGTCACAGCTATCAGTGTCTACTTTGCAGTAAAAACTATCCATATCTGGTTCTTTTAATTCAGAACCAAACGGATCAAATTTTACTGCGCCTATTGTTAAAATTGTAGCATCTGGAGTAGTATTAAGTGTCTCCAAATCTATCATAATATCTGTTTTAGCCATTAAGTTCTTTCTTTATTGTGAACTTATATTATAACAGAGTTATTGTGTTATGTCAATAGAGTTTTGGTGGAAGTTGTTGATCGCGTAGTTGTTTACGCCAACGGCTTTTGGCCGCACCTTTTTTACGTTTGCGTTCAGTTGTGGGTTTTTCGTAAAACTCTTTGGCACGTAGTGCGTCCAAAGTTCCGGCGTCTTCAACTTTGCGTTTAAAACGGCGTAAGGCTTGGTTAATGTTTTCACCATCCTTAACAGTAACGCCAGTGCCTTTACTCTTCTTGTGAATCATTATCGTTTTCCTCGTCTTCGTCTTGGTTTTCCAATTGTTCAACAATTGAATCAAGATTATAAATTCGATTCTTACTGATTAAACCGTATGGAGTTATTTCATCGCTAGTTATGTAACTTGCATTGGGTTGGGCAATAATCAAAGTAATGAATTTTTGTGTAATACTGTCACAATTATCTACATCTACTATTACACAATCTACTTGCTGACATATGCTTAACAACCAACCAATATCCACATCATCGGTATCGTAAATAAAAACATTCAAATCATCAATGCTTTTACTTAAAATTGTTTGAAATTGTTCCTTCACTGATGTACTAGGTTTAATTAGTAGATAACTTAGGTTCATATTGAACAGTTTATCAGGAGGGGTTATTAACGTTATTTTTCCTAAGTTCATAAATTTTATCTACAAAGTATTTTATTTTTTCTGTTGAATAGTTACTAAATTTTGGACCTTGTTGTTTTGTTTCTTTTACAAATTTTGCTAGTTCTGGATCGTTTTCAGAACTAACTTCAAGGTTGTCAAATATCCCATTGCTGTATAATTTATATAATTCGTCTTTAGGTCTAGCACCAGATCGGTTTAATATACGTGACCAAACACTTTCTTCGTTCTGTTCTGAATTTTGAACATATCCTATGTCTCCGTATTCTTTACTTGCATCTTCCCCGTTTGATCTTTTATCATATAGGTCTTTTTTTTTGAATCTTCTGTAACCGGTGCTTCTTCGACATGTGTTTCATTGCCTTGGCTATCAATATAGCTTTCGCCTGTTGCTAATCTTTCTTCCACTGTAGATGAGTCTATTTCAACTGAGCTAGATGCAAGTAGTTCACTGTCTTTTATTGTTTCTATGATTTGCACATCTTGTTTTGCAACTTCGAACTCTGGACCAGTTTGAATCCATTCGCCGCCGGGTTCGCGCACACCTTCAAAATCCATAGTTGTTTCTTTAACTTTTTCTTCGTGTGGTTCAACTATAGCATTGTCTAATTCTGTAACAGTAGGTTCAATAATTATATTATCTTCACTCTCCGTAGTCAGGCTGTTACCCTCTGATTCTTGCTCTTTTTGTTCTCTAGTCCAGCCAAATGTCATTTGTGCTGCCAATAACATAATAACGGCAAGTGGATCAAACACAACCACAATAAGAACAATAATCCAAGTTACTGCTTTTTCCAACATGTTTTCATCTGCGCCATGGTCGCCGTAGATAAATTTAGCAATGTATTTGATTGGGCCTACTTCAGCTTCAACTTTGCGTACTTCTGCTCGAATTGGTGCGGCTTGGTCATTAAGGCTAGCAATCTGTTTCTGGTTGGCTTCAATATCTTTGGCAAGACTAGATCGATCACGTTGCTGACTTTTACGTACAGCATTGGCTTTGTCCGCACCCTTTTCGTCTTGGCTACGACCCATGATTTGATCCACAGCCTCATCCATTTGTTTGAGTTGTTTACGGCTAGCTTCAATATTCTCTTTTGCGGTTTTAATCTTTTCATCATAGATAGCAATCTTACTTTGAACATCACCACTTACTAAATTTTGATCGTTGTGTGCTTTGCTAAGGAATCCAAAGATACCCATACTGGTAATCAGCATCAGTACCATGACTGCTGAAATCATGTAATACTTCATGAAACGTGGAGCACGTTCCCAATTTTCTTTAAGCCAACTAGCGCATACTAGTTTGCCTACTTCTAGTGCTGAGCCCATGATGATAATTGGAATCACAGCCGCTGAAAAGATAGCGGTCAAACCTACTACTGAGTAATAGATTGCGACCGCTGAAATGGTGAGACCAGTAAGAAGCAATAGCCAGGCTAAAATCATCTGTTACTCGGCTGTTCCTGCGTTATCGAAAGTAATCACTTCAGTACCGTCAATTTGTGCAACTGAAACTGTTCCGTAGATGTTGGCAGTGGTGGCATTTGGAGAAGCCACTGTGATTGATTCTTGACTGTCACCGTTGCCTGCTGGATTGTAAACACGGGCAGATGATGTGGTAGCATCTATAATACCACGTGTAACAGCATCCTTGATAGCTTTGGCAACAGTGTCCATTGCATTACCAGCAACATCATTACCTACTACGGTTGCACCTTGATATGTACCAGTTAATGGAATACCAGCGTCACGGTCATAGCGAGCAGTAAATGCCAAACTGGTTGCTTGTGCGTCGCCGTTGGTTTCTGCACCAATTTCAATGTCGATAATTTGGCAATCTGCAAGGCCTGTTAAACGATTAACGATATTGCGAAAACGCATATTACCACGTGCTCTGGCTTTGCCTTTAATATATGTAGTTGGAAGATTTGCAGTGGTAAAACTATCAGCTGAATTTGGTGTTACGCCGCCGTTTGTATTAGCATCTGCGGTTGGGTAATATGAACTGTTGGTCATATCAACCACAACTCTATAGAAGTCCGGTGATAGTTGGTTGATGTCTTGTTGAAATCCTGATGGCATTATTATGCTCCTTAATTATCTAGTATTTATCGCATCGAGCCTAATGTATTATTCTACACTAGGCTATGCGATAAATCAAGTTATTTGAATACAATCAATGCCAGCATTGCTGCTTGCACAAAGAACCCTAAACCAATTGTGACAATGTTTAATAAGTCTTTTTGTACCGTTGCTTTTAGGAAAAAGCAGAACAATCCAGCCCAACTAAACAAAACCATGTCAACTGGTGGCATTTTTTCGGTTAGTCCTGTAAGCACAGCCAATTCTGTGGGAATTGTTGCCAAGTGTAACAGAATCACAGCTACCCAGCCCATTGTTTCTGCACTGACATGGGGAGCGTGTGTTTTAACATTTTCTACCCACAAGTTCAAATCAAAAAAGTCATGTATACCTGTTTTAATTTTTTCTACAATTACGTTCATTTTTAATCCTTAGTTATAAAAAATATGTCGACCAATTTTTGCCACTGGTTTTTTATTCCAACCCGGGTTCACATAGTCTCCGTGAAAATAAAGTGCTTTTTTTAGATCAGGAAGTCTGAACCCTTCCAACAATACTTTTTTTGCTACTTCCATACTTTCTGTGTATACTGGACCATTCATTGGTTTTTTAACACTGGCTTGTTCGCAATACCAGCTGAACTGGCAAAGTACTTTTTCGTAGACTATATTTTTTTGATAAACTACCCTGCAAATGTCTCCGGGAAATTGCCCGCTTTCTGCACGGTTGATTGTTACTTGGGCCACTGCTACTTTGCCTTCAAAAGGCTCGTATCCGGCTTCATGATATATATTACGAGCTAGACAATCCAATTGTGTTTGTCTCATTTGTGCTGTAATAGGACTCGCTGTTTCTCGAGCTTGTTCTAAACGCTGAAATTTCAGCAAGACTACATGTTGTACTGTAAGTCCGATTGCTAGTATAACTAATAAGTTTACTGCTAATTTGATAATCCGTATCATTGTTTTCTCCTTTACGGTGGATGAGGTATCGCTACTACCATCATTGATTATTGCTTGGCTGTGTTTGTTTCTCCTTTTAGTAGCCTTGCCCTCTAAATCTTTAGTGGACAATATATAGTTATCCTCTGCTGACAAGGGTAAACAACTATTATTATTGTCGACCATGCTTTAACGCCTCATACGAGCGATGTCAACTGCTTCCTCATCGCTAAAAATTGGCACGGCATTGCTTTTGTGCATGGTTGCAATACCTTTTACCTTAGTTCCTGTATAAACTTTTGGGCTGGCCAAAGTTGCATTACCACCTGTGTCTCTGCTGGGAATATGTGCTGTACTGCGATGTGCCGGAATAGCCAAACTGTAATGGCCTTTCAAGGGTTCTGCTGTCAGTGCTCGAGTACGTTTTCGATCTTCTGCTTCGATGCCCCAACGCTTTTGAATTTCTTTCCAAGATTCGTCCAATTCTCTGGCCTTTCGTGCGTGTTCTGCTGATGCGAATTTTTGTTTGCCTTTTTTCCTGCCAGTTAGGCTAAGACTAGGATGATGCAAGTGCATACTCAAAATAATCTCCGATAGTTAAACATAGCTTGTATTATAGCAGAGTTTTACTACAGGGTCAATTAGTTTGGTTTATATTCTAAAGGATTCGCCACAACCACATTCGCCCTTGGAATTAGGATTGGCAAATTCAAATCCTTCATTGAGTCCATTGCGAACCCAATCCATTGTTAGTCCGTTTAAGTAGACAAGTGACTTTTCATCCACTAATACTACAAAATCATTTTGGGCAAAGTTGATTACTCCAACTTCATGTTCGTAGCTATCTACATATTCTAGAACATATGCTAGTCCGCTACATCCGGTGGTTCTAACACCTATGCGTATTCCAACGCCTTTACCACGACGTTCTAAAGTTTGTTTAATTTTTTTACTTGCCGTGTCGGTTATATTAATCATTTATTAAATTATTTAATCTTGGATATAAATCTAAGTTTCCTAAATTTAATTTTAAATTCCAATATTCCCACATCGCATATTGAATTTCAAATGCAGGGACACTTGGATCGATAATTTTTAATAACTCTCTAAACTTAGGATCTTCTGCTTTTGATAATATATGATTGTATGCCGATAGTCTAGCATGTTTCCAAAATGCAGTATTATATTTGTTTGAACTAAAATAATGCAATAAAATTATTGTTTCAATTTCTGAAACTAGTTGGAGGAAATAATTATTAATTGCTTTGACCGGGACATTTTTATTCCATTGATCATAGGCAAATTGCTGAACTTTAGTAGAAAGCCATAATGGAGTAGTTTCCATGGGTTCTAAAAACATACTTGCACTACCATTGTATACTATTCGTTTAGTAAAATTTTCTTTACGAAAGTAATTTTTCCAAGAAAATGTGCCAGTATTCTCGCTAGGTATTAATTGGTATTCTTCAAAGACATTAACAACATCGTCTTTGATGTCATCGACATTATTAATATCTGTATTATACACATACCCAACAGCACACCTGTTTTGCAACGGTACACAAAACACCCACCCATATGGTCTAGCAATAGTCAGTGTTTCATTAAACTTAGGGTAATCCCAGTAACACTGAGTTATATAAGCGCCGTTTACTGGGATTGAACTAGTAGTCGAATACTCATCAAAATTGGTTGGCCTGCCTGAACAATCAATTACAAAGTCAGAATCTATATCTTCGTTTGCAATATTTTTATCAATAAGTTTTATTCTTGGATTAGTCGATGCATAGTTAACTATATACTCTTGTAGTTTAACAGCATTAAAATGATATCCTACAGCAGGTGGTGCAAAATAATTTAAAATAGGTTTTTCTGAAAACCCAATTTTTTTAACACCTGTTTTAAAAGTACCATCTATTAAATGCAAATCACTATGTGTAAATCCAAATAAATCGTGAAGCTGTTGTGTAAATCCAACAAAGCCGCCTTCACCTACTGGTTGCGGCTTTATATTACTGTCAAAGTACCAGTCTATTTCCCAATCGGTGTATTTTAGAAAATGTCCCACATTCATGCAACCTGCGGTGCCTTTTCCAACTATGGCTACTTTTTTCATTTGTGTTTTTCTTTATAGTCTGCTATTGCGGCTTTGATAGCATCTTCTGCTAGAATTGAACAATGTATCTTAACTGGAGGTAATGCTAGTTCTTCGGCGATTTGGGAGTTTTTAAGGTTACTAGCATCATCAATATGCATACCCTTAACCCACTCTGTAACCAACGACGAACTGGCGATTGCCGAACCGCATCCATATGTCTTGAAACGAGCATCTCTAATAATACCATCTGAGTCTACCTTTATTTGTAATTTCATTACATCGCCGCAAGCAGGGGCTCCAACCATTCCAGTTCCTATACCATCTTCATCTTTGGCAAAAGAACCTACATTGCGGGGGTTTTCGTAATGATCAATTACTTTATCCGAATATGCCATTATGAGTTACCTTTTGTTATTAGTTTATTTACCTCGGGAAGATATAGGTATTTGATTCCAGATCTCCTTAAAGTACTCAATGCGTCGTCAAGTGTTTCTACCAAAGGCTCTCCGCCTAAATTAAAACTAGTATTAAACAAAATTGGTACGCCAGTCTGTTTATTGAATTCAGCTATTAAATTATAAAAATGAAAATTCTGATTGTTGTTAACTGTTTGTACTCGACATGTGCCGTCTACGTGTACAATACTTGGTATTTTTTCTTTCTTATTTTCCAAGACATCCACAGCAAACATCATAAATGGGCTACTGTTTATGCCACGCATGTCAAACCACTCATAAACGTGTTCTTCCAAAATAGTTCCGGCAAACGGTCTATACCATTCCCGACCCTTTACACGATTAACTATATCTTTACCTGTTTGTATCCTAGGGTCAAATAAAATACTTCGATTCCCTAGTGCTCGAGGTCCTGCTTCGGATCCTCCTTGGAATATAGCTACTATATTTTCAGATACTAATAAATTAACTATATCCAAATAATCAACAGTTTGCTCTGTTTCATTTGATTCTAATTTGTAATTGTACGTAGGAGATGGTCCTAAACAAAAAGATAGTTGCTTGTGTTGAGTTGTATTGTTGTTAGCACTGTGGTAAGCTAGTTTGGCTATTCCTATACTTTGTCCGCCATCATGTGCAGGTGGATCTATGAATATATTAACATCATTAGGAATATGTTTCAAATATTCATAGTTGGCCACACAATTCAATGCATATCCGCCCGATATTACTAAATTTTTAGAGTTAGATATTCTAAGTGCGGTTAGTATTAAATCAGTGGCTACTGATTGAGTAGACTGTTGTACAGCATAACAAAGATTAGCCGCATTGTATTGCGCTATATTATCAAGAAACGGTGCAGCATACATGGCATTATTTGGTCTAAATAACTGTTTGTTAGGTGTTTTTTGACCGTTGACAGTTACATATATTTGTGGAATAGTTTCATCAAGTTCCCCGTAAGAACTTAATCCCATAGCTTTGCCACACTCTAAATTGGTATGGCCTAGGGAAATACTTAACGCAGAGTATATACTGGCAATACCCTGTTCATTAGAAAAGACTTTTTCTTCATGAAATTTAGTAAGCTGATTATAATTATTGCCAAACTTTTTATATACAGGTGTAAACGTCTTTGGAAATTCTGCTAGATATATACTTTCAACTTCATATCCGGCTTTGCCAGTTTGATCTAATTCAATATATTTTCCAGCTGCATCTATTACTACACACACCGCTTGGTCAAATCCAGAACTGTAAAATCCGCTTGTTGCGTGATATATGTGGTGCTCGCCGTTATTAAACACTTGCGCATGGTTATCAATTAACCCCAGTTTTAAAGCAAATTTAATAAACGGTCCAGCTTCATTTGTAGTTTCTGAAGATCCTACAGATATAGCTAGACAATCAATTTTATTTGTGTACTCGAGGATTTTAAGTAATCCTAAGAACGGACTATCATCATATTTTTTTCGACTTAGTCTTTCTTCTTCTACATAAAAAACAATAGTACCATTCTTAAGTAAACAAGTAGATGCGTTATGCCCTGTACTTATACCTGCAATCCAGTTGTCACGCATTTACTATCACTGTGAGCAAGTACGTTCTCGATAGATTTGACCATCGGGTTGCTGTATTTCTTTCCACTCTGTACAAACGGTTTGACGTTGTACATACACAGGTTGCGGTTGTACATACACAGGTTGCGGTTGTACATACACAGGTTGTTGCTGAACAATAACCGGTTGTTGGTTTTGGTTTGCAATAACTGCTCCTGCAATACCACCAATAATCAAAGGTGCCATCCAGTTGCCGTTGCCGCCGTAATACCCGCCACGATAATATCCACCATGATGATGCCATTGTGCATTAGCTGTGCCAACAATTGCCAACATTGAAAATGCCAAAATTAACTTTTTCATAATATGTACTCCTTTAAGCGTATACTAATATAACGCCTTAGACTAGTATTTAGTTGACTTATTTGGCTTCTTTTCGTGCGTTTTTAATTGCAGTAACGTCGTTACGAGTTTCTTTGCACAACTTGGCCAGGTCTTGACAGTGTTTACGAACGCGAGTACCAGCGGCACCTACTTCTTTATCGTAAAACTTTTCAAAATCTGCTTCCATTGCTTCGATGATTGCAGTAAATTCTGCGTATTTGTTTGCGGCCATTTATTTCTCCTTTAGGCAAGTACAGAGTACTTATACCTATTTTAACACTATAGAAAATAAATGTCAACTGTTAGCGAAAACATCGCCTTGAGAAACAACCGAAATTGGATGTGCAGGATCTACAGCTAGCCCAGGGCTATCAGGGCCGGTTCCTCCAACTTTATAAATATCTCCCAATCTTCCAATATTCAAAAAGTTGGCATATACATTTGGACTGTATGTGGATAAAGTTGGTGTATGATCTATTGGAGAACCTGTGCAAGGATTTTCGTCCGGATGGGTGGTCATAGCATCTCCTGCTCGGACAACTCCAATACTATGAACAAACACATCGCCAGAACCTGCAAGGGTAAATTGCGTAGTATCAGTATCCCAATGCCATTTATTTTTGCCGCAACTAGAACCTTTGGCACCATCAGGGCTGGCAATTAAATCAACACTGGCTTTTCTTGCTACGAGTGGCATTATGCTAATTTGATTCCGGTTGTTTGTTCAGTATAACGATCTGCAGCTTCTTTGATAGTGGGTGCTAAAACCATTATAGTACTTTTATTTATAACAACTTCTGCATCAGGATCTGTGGTAAACAAAAATGGCACTAGTCCAATTCCGTCTTTGGTTGCAGTTAGGCACAATGGCTTTTTAACCTTAACGCCCATTGGGCCGTCTTCTACTAACTTAGCAACAATCTCTTCTCCTGCTGTAGTTTTAATTGTAACTACTTCACCTTCTGCGATACCTTTATTAATTAACATGTTATACCTTTTCTAAATGTCGCTTGAGTTCAGTGAACCCGCCAATGTAATTATCATCTAAAAATATTTGTGGCACAGTCCTGGCATTGGGAACTGCTTCCATTAATTCTTCTTTAGTGTACCCGTCGCCGACCTTGCGCTCGTCAATTTGATAACCTTTGGCTTGCAATAGTTTGTATGCTTGGTCGCAGTAGGGGCAATGGTATTTAGACCATATTGTTGCTTTCATTTTATTTCCTTATAGTGCTGGTAATGCATTGTAGTCCAATGTCTCACTCATGATGCCAATGACATAGTTCGTTGATTCATTTTCTTGCAATGCTGTTTGTTTTTTACTTGTATCTGTGTGTTTGTTAAACCACGGTATAGGCGTTGACTTGGGAGCGGAGGCTTGATATTTGATACCAATGTCTTTGAGGGCGCCCACCGCTGTGTAGTCTACAAAATCTTTTAAGATATTAGCATTTAATCCAATGACTGGGCCTTTCTTAAACAAATAAACAGCCCAGTCCTTTTCTTCACGTATCACATCCATGTACAGATTATACACTTCTTGTTCACATTCTGCCTTGGCTTCAACAAAGCGAGAGTCTTCTTTGATCACTTGATTGATCAGGTAGGCTGTCCAACCTTTGTGTAGTAGCTCGTCCTGGAGAATCAAACTGATAATATTTCCATTACCCATAAAAATCTTGTTCTCTACCATGGCTAGTGAGGTGGCAAATGATACCATGAATCGGAACGCCTCCAGTGCATAGCTTGCATGTAGTGCCATCCAAATCGCTTTGATGTGAACTTTCTCATCAATCTGTTCACCTGCTTCTTTGCGGCAGTTGATAACATGCAATGCATCATAATAATTTCCCACTGAACTGGCCATGCCTACAATTTCTTCCGTGTCATGAATGGTGTTGAACACATCCTTGGGCACATTATAGATGTTACGGATTATATGACTGTAGCTTTTTGAGTGTATGTTGGTTTCGAAGAATCCCCAGTTGTACATCAGTGCTTCAACTTCGGGCAAACTACAAACAGGAGTGAACACCTGTGTTGGACCACGGCCTTGTAAACTGTCTAATGCTGTTTGGCGTAACAAGTTGCTGGTAAAGATATGTTTGACAGCATCGCTTGCATCCTTAAAATCGTTTGAGTCTTTGCTCAAACTAATTTCTTCTGGTTGCCAAAAGAAGCCTCGTGCCGTGGCTTCAAAGTCTGCTATCTTTTTGTACTTGACTTCTTCAAAGCGTTGAATAGTAACTGGACCAGCTGGATCCAGAAACATCTTGCGATTAAGATAATCTGTTTTTGTTGTTAAGTTGTATTGTTGTTTTGACATTATTTTTTCGTTTTTAAAGTTTACATGCTTCACAGTCATCATCTAAACTGTCTTCGATTAATTCTCTTTCATTATGAAATCCATTGTAGTGGACTTCGGGTGTAAGCTCTTCAACAGCTTTACTGCCTGCCTTGTTAATCAAACTATAATAGAATGTTTTTAATCCCCACATCTGTGCTTGCATTAAATTTTTAGCTATCAATGTAGTCGGCACTTTACGATCTGCAAAATGTGCTGGATTGTAAAATGTATTTGTGCTAATTGATTGATCCACATAGGCGGCGAGAACAGACGCTGTTTTTAAATAACCATCACAATCTTTCTGTTCCCACATCATTTGATATTTGTTTTTGAGTTTATGATATTCAGGAACAACTTGAATAAACGATCCTGCTTTGGATTCTTTTACACTGATCAAGCTCATGGGCAACTCAATTCCATTAGTGCTGTTTATAACAACACTTGAGCTTTCGACTGGTGCAATGGCCATTAATGTGGCATTGCGAACACCGTATTGTTTCATATTAACTCGTAGTGTTTCCCAATCAAGTTCTGGGGCAAAGTTTGCTAATTGATTAACACCTTCTGCTCGTAATTCCCAAGGGAATATGCCTTGACCGTATCGTGTGTGTGAGCTATGCTGACAAGAACCACGCTCTCGGGCCAGCTCAACTGTAGCTTCAGTCAAGTAAAAGGCCTGGTGCTCCATCCAACTTTTAACATCTTGTAATGCATCTTTTTCGCCATACTTGAATCCACGTTTGGCATGCCAGTAAGCTAGATTAGTGACACCAATTCCCAGTGGACTAATTTCGTCATTACTTAATTTGCTCTGGATTGAAAGGAAGTCCTGGTAATCAAGTATATTGCACAAGCTACGCTGTAAAATACGGCAAGCTCTGCGCATGTCTTCTGGATTACGGAAGGCACCCCAGTTGATAGATCCCAATGTACATAACGCTATGCGGCCTTCAGCGTCATCCAGACGTTTGAAAGATTTTGTAGGTAGCAGGATCTCGCAACACAAATTGCTTTGGTAGATAGTATGGTACTCAGGGTCAAATGGACCTTGATTCTGTACATTATCAATGAACACAAGATAGATACGTCCAGTGTCTGTACGTTCTTTAAGTATACCACTTTTGAATACTTCTTCAGCACTCATCGTCTTGGTACGCAAGTCCTTGCGTTTTTCGTATTTCACATACAGTTCTTCAAATTCTGCTGTGTTACGATAAAAGGCTTCGTATAGGTCTGGTACTTCATTCGGGTCAAAGAAGGTGATATCTTCTTTGTTCTTGAATCGGCGCCAAAAGAATTTGCTAAGGACAACTCCGTAGTCCATGTGTCGAACTCTAGTTTCCTCTGTGCCTTGATTGTTTTTAAGAACAATAAGATCATCAAACTGATGATGCCAAATGGGATAAAATACTGTAGCACTTGCATTGCGAATACCTCCTTGACTACAACTACGCAGATCACCAAACCATTTCTTTAAGAATGGTATCATACCAGTATGCATGATTTCGCCACCGCGAATTGGGGAGCCCAATGGGCGTAGTCGACCGATTTCCAATCCGATCCCCGCACGTTTACTGGCATACTTGGCCATCATTTCCCCAGAGGCAAAGATGGAGTCAAGATCATCGTCTGACCTGATAAGTACGCAACTGCTAAATTGTTTGGTAGGAGTACCAAGCCCAGCAAGCACAGGAGTAGCAAGAGTAAACAAGCCATCTGATGCGGCATTGTAATATTCTTTAATATATCGCATACGAGCCGAGTTAGGTTCTTCTTTATGAAACACAGTTGCTGCTGCGACCATATATCTAATCTGCGGAGTTTCATATGTTTCCTTGGTAGCACGATTTTTTACTAGGTATTTTTCAATCAATTGTTCAATAGCCGCATAACTGTATTGCTCATCTTTTTCATGATCCAACATAGCGTCCATTTTGTTCCAGTCGTCTTCTGTATACCATTCTAGAAGTTCTATAGAATATAGACCAATTTTAACATTTTTCTCTATAATAGAAAAAAGACTTGGAGGTGTATATGAACCGTATACATCTTTACGCAACATACTCAAACGTTGTTTACCTGCCACGTACTGATAATTGGTGTGGCCGGTATCGGGATTGGATTCTACATCAATAAGATCAACAACCGCACGTAATGTGATTTCATCAATTTCTTTTGTTGTTATTCCGTCATAAAAATGAGGCTGACTCTTGATTTCTATCATTGACTGACTAACGTCAGCTATTCCCTTGCATACTTTGGCAATTTGTGCTTGCCATTTTTCTACAGCCAATACTTCTGTAGTTCCATTTCTTTTTATTACCGTTATGTTGTTCATTTCTTCGCTTTAAAATTGGTTATGCTGTATTATACTTAATATTGATTAGGAAGTATTTAGTGATGTGAAACGCTCGAAGAAATCTATTCGCAGTCAACGGTTTAAGCGTGATTTTTAATAGATTGTTTTATTAAATATTATTATCACAGGCATGAACTAAATTATATACGCATTTATTAGCGTTGTCTATGTAATTTGAAGGATAACTTAATTAGTGTACACCGTTGCTGAATATGAGTAATTAAGTCTGCCTACATCATTAGACAGTGTATTGGTATAATAAATTGCAACATTGGAAATCACTTGGCCGGCAGCACCGGTGTATACATTGCCAATGGCATCTAAGAATTTTCCATAAAATGTCAGTTTAGTAGATACACTCAGTGCGGTGTCAACTCCGGCAAAATCATACTCGTCGCTTAATTGTAAATATTTTTGACTAATATCTGTTGATAAGTGAATAGTGCCTGTTCTAGTAAAATTTCCTGTTGTTATGCTCTTATACACATAGTTAATTCTATATGATGCGCTGCCAGTTGGAATTCCGTAAGGATCGGTAGATATTGGTAATCTAAATGCCAATACTGTATTGGCTTGTGCAAGATCCAACTGTCTTACTCCAAATGAAGTATAAGATACGTTGCCAGAAATGGCAGGAACATATCGAGTAGTTAAATTAAAATTTGCTAAATCTGCGCCTCGATCGCTTTGATTATTTTCAGCACTATTGTTTGTATTTTTAAAATAAACTTGAGGATATATTGCAAAAGCATTTCCAGCATTGTTATTTCCAACGTCGTATAATCTACAACTAATGACAGAATTGTATGTACCTCGTTCTACGTAAACAGCCTGTTGTTTTACTTTATAAAATTTTACACCAGAAATTGTTGTTTGTCGGGGACCAAACTGTTGCCCAGTACTACTACCGTCTGATCCTACGCCAAATGCAAATCCCTGAATCGAATCATTTATTAAACAATCTTCAAAAGTATTGTTAAGTATATCTTGTTTGGCTAGTACTGCTGTGGTAACACTTGTAAATTGAATATTTTTAAATAGATTATTAAGACATGTGACTCCGCTACTCAATGCGTTCATTGACATGCCAATGTTGGTAGCACTATATGTTGTGTAGTTTGATGTATTACCATATATTTTTATATTTTCAAAACTACTATCTCTTACAGCATCTAATTGCATTCCTGAATTTACACCGGATGGCATTCTTATTGTCATGTCAGATAGTTTAATGTTTCTAGGTTGATTTGTAAATTGAGAGCTGCCAATTACACTTGCTACAGATATAGTGGTAGTGTCATTTACAAATCGAAACGCTGACAATGTACTTGCAGGAGTTGGCACAAAATTAATAACGGTCTTGTCAATTCCTGATCCAATAATTGTAGCAAAACTTGGAATGTATACGGGTCTGGTAATTAAATAAACACCTGGTAGAATTGTTAAAGTTAATCTTGACAAAATCCCACTACCAGTATTAGAGTGAGCTAAATTGCTTGGATTTAAAAACAACTGATAGATGGCATTTTGTAACGCTGCTGTATCGTCAGTGGTTCCATCACCCGTCATACCAAAATCAGCACTTGTGATTTGATCGTCCAATCTTGTTTGAACTGGTCTAAATACTGGGCTACTTGCATCCGCTCCAGTGATTATGGTAGAATCGCCTTGCTTATATGAGTATTGTGTTAAAGCTAGTAAATTACCTTCTGCTTTTAAATCATTTAATGTTAAGAGACGAGTATTTCCAACAGCTGGTGCGCCTTCAGCAACAGCACCGTTGCCAATGTATAATTCTTGATTATCAACAGCCCATGCCATTTCTCCGCTGGCTAACTGTGGAATTCCAGTACCTTGTTTGGCCTGGCCGCGTCTTATTTGAATTCTTGCAATTTGAAAAACAGCCATGAAAATATCCTCTTATCGAATATTTATCAGTTCTGTTTATAGTACTGCTCCACACGTTGCCACCATTGATCTTCCCAGTAGTTAAAATCTTCAGGTTTTAGTATAAACTCTTGATATGCTGGCTCTCCCCACACCATGGGGGTAATTTCTGGTGGTTTTACGCACATCAGCACAACACCCTTGCGTATGTTTGTGCCGTGAATTTTGTTGTGGGCTAGTGCATATGCTGTCAGCTGTAGATAATAGCCAGTTATCCACTCTAGTTTTTTAGGCTTGTTGGTCTGTTTGTAATCTAAAATGGCTTCTTCATTCATGTGCAAGCCACAACCGTCTGTTGTGCCTGCATATAGTCCTGGGTAGTACAATGGCACTTCCACGCCCCATACTTCGTTAACATTTACTAGCCCTTTTTCAATAACATGCTTGGCCATTTTGTGGCTTTGTACTGAATAGGGGTTTGATCCAGGTTCCTTTAACAAGCCGTCTCGAACGTAGTCTTCAAGATACTTGTGCATACGTGTGCCGCGGTTTGCAGCTTCGGTAGTGATCTCTTGAGCTTTCTTTTCACCCACAACACGGCGCCATGCTTGAAGTGCAGCTTTTTCTTCTTCGGGTTTGGTTTTGTCTAGGATAGTAGTAACACTGGGAACTTTGCTACCATCCGGTGTTGCGTATAAGCGTTTGCCTTCTACACTTTCTCTGCTGATAAGGGTGTAGGAATATCGTTCGTTGAGTAAGGTCATATAGCACAGTATATGCTATATGACTTTAATTGTCAACTTATTTGAGTTCAGCAGACACAGCGTTCATTGCTGACTGACGCATCTTAGATTTTTTTGGTTCGCCTTGCTCGGGTTCAGGTTCTGCACCTTTGGTATTGATAACAACCCCTTGGCCGTCAAAACGAGCAACTAGTTTTTTGATAACAGGATCGCTTTCCCAACGTGCAGCAAATCTATCGTAGTCAATATCAGGTGCGCCGTAGTTTTGTCCTGCCTGATTAAGTGCTTCCCAAGTCATAGGAGCATCAATATGTGTATCTTTGTTTGCACCTTGATTGTTGGCGCTAGATTGTAGAGCCCTTAATGTTAAAATTAAAGGGTCTACGCTTTCTCTAATGGTTTGAATTACTTTTTTTTTGAGTTAAGTAGCAGGCCTAGTCTACGACTGTAGTCAACACTTTCACGCTTTTCTCTGCCTGATGCGCCTTCTGGGCCCGCACCCATATCAGCTTCCGGAGGAACTTCTGGACCTGCACCCATTGCTGAACCACCTGCTGGCGCTGCACCTGGTAATGCTGGACCTGCACCCATTGCAGCTGGTGCTTCTCCGCCTGACACTAATGATAATGCACCTGAAATGCCTTGACGACTTGTTTCTAGTGCTGTATAAATTGCTTCAAGAGCTGGCTTTACTTGTTCGGTATACTGTTGAGCAACATCACTGCCCATTGATTCTCTTATAGAGTCTGTTAATTCTAATAGCTGTTCAGCTTTCATGGCTGCTACATCTTCTAACCAACCAGTTACACGGTCAACCATATCCTTAGTTGCCATGATAACTTCAGCTTTGTCTTCTTCGCCTTCTGCTAGATATACAATATAATTTGCTGCATTTTCTGATAAATCATAACGCAGTGTTAATTCAGCTGTTAATTCTTCTTCATCGCTTTCACCTAATTCTACTCGCTTGATTGCGCTGTTAATCCAACTTTCCGGAACTGAGTGTTCCATGGCCTTTTCTTTCAATTTGTTAGCCTGTAATTTCTTACGCATCTCAGCTTTTTTATCAGCTTTTTCATCAAAGCCTTCTTCCACGCATTCGCATGGATCTTTGTGACAATCGTCGCACTTGCCTTCTTCACGTTCCATGATTTCTGTATTGATACAATCTAGCATTACACGAGTCTTTTGATAGTCTGGGCTTTCATTGATACTATCATAGCTTTCGCTGACTTCAAACTGACTTAACTTTGTGCGTAGTTTGTTACGTGCATCTTCTAATTGCACATCGCTAAATTGTTCTAGATTAAGTTTGTAGCCAAATTGCTTTGCTAAACTTTCGTTTAGTTTCTTAGCTGTCACTGGCTTTGATAATTCTCTTAGTTGCATGGTGGTATCCCTAAACTGTTCTTACTACTATTTATACAAAACTGTACTTAAACATCTTGGAAATTGCAGCTTGATAATAATTGCTCTTGTCCTCGCTGTGTTCTAATTTGTTTAATAAAATACAAAATCTTTCAAAATCTTTAGCTGTTTTTATGTTCTTTTTGTAAACTTGCAAATCGCTAAAATTTGCCCAATATTTGCTATCTAAATGTTTGATTTCAAAGAATTTAGTTAAATTTACATTTGAGTATGCTTTAGCGGCCAATAACGCACATGTTTTTAGATAGTAATCCTCTAACAAATAATCGCTGCCTATGTTGTACAAGCCCCATGATTCTTTGTCAGTTTTTTTTATTACATATTTTGATAAAACTATGCTACCATCTGGCTGAATAGAGATAGGTAATGTTTTTTTAAAGTCTTCCTCAAAATGAGCTGCAAGTTCTTTAATTGCTTTTGACTGTGGTTTAAATTTCTTTGTTTTCTTCATTTGCAACTACCGTAGGATCCTTGTGGCCAATTTTAGTTATCAAAGATTTTCTAATCATGGCCTGAACTCTGACTTGTTCGTGCTCAGTAAGACTACTAATTTTGACTGGAGTTTTAAGTTTTTTAAGAATTTCAATTTCTTCGTTAGTTATCCAGATTTCAAAACTAGATATTAATTCGTTAATTTTCATTTTATGCCAGCAATAGTTAGCCACTTATATAATTCATCGTTTTCACTCAGTGGACTCATTGTACCCTTGTGTGAGCGTTGTGAACGTTCGTAACCTTTATCACGTACTTGATTAATGAATCTGTCAGTGGCGTCCCCGCCAACTGGATGATTTCCGCTGGCAATAGTATCATGATGAGTTTCTTGCATTTTGCCCAATAGCTCTTGTGCCTTTTCAACACTGATCATGTAGCGTCCAGTTCTGTTTGGATCAGCAGCTTTTTCTAACCATTCTTTACTGTACCCGGCTTTTGCAGACGAATCCGGAGTTGGCGGTGCTGACTGTTGTTTTCCGTTTGCTCTTGCTGATAATTCTGCTTGAGCATCAGCTACACTAACCATGTAACGACCTGTTCTGTTTGGATCAGCAGCCTGTTGCAACCATTCTGTGGAAAACGCACTTAGATCTTGACCTTCTGCTTCGTATTCTTCGCTTGTCTTTTCAACTGACATGCCGGGTTTAATTTCATTTGGATCAGCAGGTTTAACTGATACTGTGTTTGGTTGGGCTCCTGGAATCAGATTAGAAGTTGCCATGGTCACATCTTTACCGTCCATGTTGACTACTGCTTCGTCGCCATTAACAGCTTTAATTGTGTCGCCGTCTTCACCTAATATGTCTCTAATTTTCATCTTTGTTCTCCAAGGCTTAATTTAGCACTTTCTTGTTTAGTTATGTATTTACGCAATTTGTCAATTTGTCCTCTAGCTCTGAGCAGTTTAAAAGCTAGGTTTTCTACACTTTGCTCGCCGCCTGTTTCCAAGCCTGCTTTGCGTAAACGTTTTAGTTCATCCATAACACTACGGCATTGTTCTATATCCTGACTACGCATGGCAAAGTTGATCTTGCCAGCATAGTTTCGAGCTTTGGCTTTGATATCTTTAGGGTCGGTAGTAGGTTCAGTGTGCTCGGGTTCAGTTAGCCAATTGTTGTCTAATACGCTGTATATACCAGCACTATGGTGTGGTTGATCAGCAGGTTGTACGTATAATTCCACTGGGATATTTGAGATAGCTAAATTATGTTCGTTGTTATATAGATTCTTTTTGGCTGTGAACAATTCGTCGTTGCCGTTAGTTTTACTTACTACCAAATGCAAGTCTATATCACTGTAGTCGCTATAATTGTAGCCAGCACTTGACCCGCTAAGAGTTACGTCTTTTAAATGTAGTATTGGAACATTGAGGTACAGGGCAAAATGACGAGCTATTTTTAGTAGCTGTAATCTCACATTTTTGCGTAGGTGATTGCCTTCCCACAAAACTGGATTCAGTTCGTGATGATGTGGGTTTGGATCAATTGATAGTTCTTGGAATTGCATTCATGTATTTAACTGAATTACAATCCTAAGAACTTTAATATATGTGGAAAACTCACTGAGTTCAGCCAACCAGTGCCTGCGGCAAACGCCAAAGCTGCCATGGCATACATGGTTACTTTGCTTTTGACTTTTTCCAAGTCTTTGACTTTGCCAGCCAGTTCGTTGTGTTGATCACAGCTGGCTTGGTGCATTTTTTCCAACTGTTCCATAATACCATCGCGAGTATTATCTAAACAATCGTGCATGTCTTTGACGTCTGCCTTGAGTTCGTCAAGTTTGTCTTCTATCTGGTGTACTTTTGTTTCAACTACCGCTACTCGCTCTGGTAACAATGCTAGTTGTGCGACTGCTTCTTTCGTTGCCATATGGGCTCATCCAAGGTTATGTAAATTAATGTGTCTGGGCACGTTGTCCAGTGTATGATTAATTGCCTAATTGTGAGCCTGTTGGTGTAGTGAAAATACTAGCAGTATTTATTACTTTTGAAAGAAACTTATATTCTTGCCCGGATCAATGGTGTTAAAAACTGCGTACTTTTGATCCATTAGTTCGTCCAAGCCATCAATATAAGGTACTAGCTGGAAGTCTTGTTTTAAGTAGGCCACTTGATCGCCGGACTCTTCGTATAGCATGTCACGATCTGTGGAAAAATCAAATCGCCATACTCGGATTATTTGATCAGTATCAAACCCTACCAAATTGCCTTTTAATTCTACAATTACCGGATTTTGCACAAAAGTCACATTGGCACGGATGCCTAGTGTTTGCAACACAGTTTGAAAGTTCTGTTCTTTCCAACGTGCAGTTTCTTTACCTGATTCATTACGATGTTGACCGGTGTGTGTGATATCCACAAGAGTATACAATTTGTAATTCATTATTTCATTAATTTTTTGGTTTCGTTTATCACATCTTGAACTGTGACAATATGTTCATGCGTATTTTCTGGATACACAATGTTGAACGCATCTTCCAGTGCCACTACTGTTTCCAATGCATCTAAACTGTCAACACCAAGATCATCTTTCAAATTAGCTGTTGGTATCACAACTTCAAGTTTAAGCCTAAGTTCTTTGGCTAAAATTTTAATTATCTGTTCTTCTAAATTCACGTTACACCTTGCTGTATTTTAATAACACTGAATGATCTGTTTGATTCGGATGCCAATCAGCTCGCATAAAGTCCCACATGTGTTTTGCACTGCAACGGATCAATCCGCTTTGTTTGTCAAACAACATGGTCCAAGCATCTTTGGCTGTCTGCCACTTCCACAATTGTTTATCGGCATGCAAAAACATTATGGTATGTTTGCACATGTAATATGTATAATACATTAAAACGTATAGCATTGCAAGTCTTCTGGTAGATGTTTTGCCACCAATTGCATTCCAAACATCCATGGCCACTGCTTTGTGTTCTATCTCCTCGATGCCATGCCAACGCCACACTTGTTCAAAGTGTGGATGCATTTTCTTAAGACTAGTCCTGTACTTGAGGAACAATTCAGCATTAGTAGCTGTGATATGTTCAATACAAATGGTTGCTGCCAGACAAGCACGATTGCCCCAATTGGGTCTAATCTTGGTCCAGAATACATTCATGTCGTCTTCGACCCGTTTGCTTGGCAAGCCTTGACGTTCCATCCATTCATTGTACTGTATGTGTAAATGCCGGTGCCAGTTTTCCTGTTTGATAAACTCTTGTATTTCAGCAAGTTGTTGTGGATCAGTAAGACGATCTCGATATGGCTTTATACTGTCAATAAAGAAACGTTCACCATCAGGGAAAGTTACGCTGAGTGCATTGAGGAAATGTGTTTTAAAGGGACTGTGATCATTCCAGTGTTGTGGAAGTTCTTGTGTCCAATCTAGTTTGAGTGGGTGGCTTGTAAACATACGATATTTATCGTATGTTACAATCCTGAATATCCGCTGTGATACGGATTGTACAAGTACTTGTTGGCCGCTCCCAACAATGCTGTTTGATTAGTCCAAGCATTAGTACTAGTTGTTGGATTGTATAATTGATTAGTTTTAGCTTGTGTAGTAATCCAACTTTTAACCTGTGCTGGAGTTGCTGTTGTATTGCCCTGTAGGTATAATGCAACTACTCCAGTGACATTTGGAGTTGCCATACTAGTTCCTGAAATCTTACAAGCGTTGTAGGTATTTTGTTGTTCTGTACCAAACAAATATTGAAATGGTGTAAAACTACTTTGATTACTAGTGCTGCTTGTGATGTCAGTGCCTGGACTAATAATGTCACAACCTGGACCACGTTCGCTGTAATTGGCCAATTGTTCCAAGTAATTGGTTTTATTGCGAACAGTTGCACTATCACTCGCACTCACACGAATTGTTCCAATAGGGCTTCCGCCGCGATGATAGTATATAGGCGTATCAGCTGGTGCAATGGCGCTGGAAAAACTATGAGTGTAATAATTATTATAATCTCGCCCGCCATCTATATCAATCTTGTGCCCATAATTTCCAGCAGCTGTGACATAAACAATACCAGCGGCTTGACCTTGTGTTATACGCATATCAGTAGCTGGATCCGTTACACAATGCTCCGGCCCTACCATACCCTTACTAGGCAAATATTGTGAACCACTAGAATAACTAGTAGTGGAACCTTCGTAAACAATCTTTTTAATATTCTTTTGACTTAGACGAAATGGATTGTCGCTATAATACCAAACGTAGCCCCAGCTCATGTTAACCACAGTTGGTCGACGACTTCCACCTTGTGCAAATTTTTTAAGATGCCAGGCACGCAATATATCAAATGCTGTGTAAGGATCAAAACTCTTTGTACCGCCTGGAGAATTGTCAAATATGCGTAGGCTATAAATGTTAGCGCCTTTAGCAGCACCGTAAGTCTTGCCTGCGGATATTCCAGCCACATGAGTACCGTGCGAGCCTTCTCCAGAGATACTGTAATCATAAAATCCAGTAGGCATTGTTCCTGCTACACCTGCATCTTGGAACCAGTTAATTTCTTTTAGTCTTGAACCAAACTCTGGATGTCCGGTTTGTACACCGTCATCCATTATAACAATGTCAACACCTGTGCCATCGCGGTTGGCAGCATAAGTTGTACCTGTGGTATTTTCTGTATTGGCTAATGTAGCACGACGAAGGCCCCAGTTGACATTATACAAATCTGGATTGATAGCACGACGAGCAAAATTGCCGGCTGTGTTATTATAGGCACGGGGAGTTTGTGTTACATCTGGTGCCACATGCGGACGTGCAACATGCGGACGTGCGGCGCTAGTAGGTAGTTTGTAGTGTATGTGTGCTACCCGAGGATCATTGGCCAGTTTGGCCGCTTCCTCGTTGGTCAGCATGTAGTGATAAGTTAGTTCGTTTAAAGGAACTAGATCCGCTACTTCAGTGCCATCGGCCATTAGCTCAGCATGCAAACTATCTATATCTGCTTCGCTATGGGCAACAATAACACATTCTTTCATTATTTTCTACTAGTAAGTCTATTTGCATGAAACGCTGCAATCTTTGCCATGCGTTCTTCGCTCAGAGGTTTTAGTTTGGTAATTTTATTACCTTCTAATCCCATTGTTGCTCGTATTTCTGCATTTTGTTGTTTGCGAGCGTCTAACTTTGCTTGCCCGGTTGCACGAGCCAGTGTAACCTTACTTGGTGAAAATGTGTTGTTTGCCATGATTTTTCCTTAAAAGTTGTTTGGACTAGCCAAACTAAATCCTGAATCGCCAGCCAGCTTACCTGGAGCAAAACTCCAACCTAGATCATCACAATACGCAACGCTCCAGCCGTCGCCGTTGCCGCCGTAACCGTAGACGCTGTCGTTTAATGCGTCGGATAACGCACTGGCCAAGTCTGTTGGAATAGAATTCTCGCCAGCATCGTGGCCTTGTTCAGGTTCGTCGTCACCATTCTCGTCGTAATCACTAGTAGTCAATTCATCACTTATGCCAAATACAAAGTTGCCAAATGTGTCAGTATAGATAGCCCAATCCAACGGAGTTGGTGCTCCAAGATAATATATCTCAGCTACTTTTTGTATAGCACGAACAATATAAGAATAAAAACTATCCGGATCATTAAAGCCTGCACGAACAATGGTGCCGCCAGTTACTGGATTGCCTGATTGATACCAGTCAACTGTGACACTGCTGGTGGTGGCAGCTACCACGGTGTATTCGCCGTTGTACTGGGTGTGATCCATGTCAGAAACAAATATGGTGTCTCCCGCTGCATAAGGAGCTGTGGACTGTTCACTGAACGTGTAGGTCACTTGCTTGCCGTCTGCTGTGCCGCCTTGCACGTTAATGGCACCGTCGTAAAAATTATGAGTATTGGTGTACAAGGAATAATAGATACTGAAAGTAAAAAACTTTAAGTTTCTAGTACCAAACAAACTGCTTGGTTGTACTTTTTGTGTGTTTAGTGCAACGCCAAGTGCATTGTTTGGGTTGTATAAATTACCTGCGTATCTTGTCATGATTGTTCCTTAAAGTGATGTTAGGCCAATATTTGATTTTAATCTGTAAATATCAAAGTTGGTGCTGTTTAATTGGTTATCTACTAATACTTGGTATATGGCAAACCAGAAATTTGCAGGAACAATGGTGCCGCCAAAACTTCCATCACAGCAATAGCATTCGCCGTCGCCTGCTATTCCCATATAGTCAGTATCGCCAAAATTTCCACTGCCTCTTGGTAAGAATGGCTCAGCATCATCTACTACAGCAAATGTAAAGCAATCAGCACCTAGGTCAGCAAATACATAAGCACCTGACAAATCATCAAAGGTGCTGGCAGCTGTGGTGCTGTTAAATTCAACATAAGTTGGTGTACATGCTGTAACAAAATGCTGGTCACTCAAATTGCAATTATATGTAGCATCAACATTGACAACTTGCACAGGATCGCCCACGTTGAATGGAGCAGTGCCTTGATTTGAACCAAATGTTAATCTAGCAATTCCAACTGAAGCGGTAGGTTCAGCCTTTATAACACTAATATGATTGGTAGGATAAACAGGTTTGAAACCGTACCAGTTGCTTTGCTGATTTAATGTACTGGTTGCTGAGTTTTGCGGTGTGCCCACATAGAACAATTCAGCTCCGCCACCACCACCGCCTCGGATATCACCGTTGCCTTCTGTATTAGATCCGTCGCCGACGCCGCCTATAAAACTGCCTTGCTGAATAGCACGAACCATTTGATAGAATAGGCTGTTGTTTTCAGCATAGTTTTCAGCCAGACCATGATCCTGTTCGACCCATACTGTGTACCATGCTAGTTTGCGTGTGCCAAAGTTTGAACTGGGTGCTGTTCTGCGATAGTTTTGTGCTAGTGTAGTGTTTACTAGATTACCTGAATATACTGGCATTATTGTCTCCTAAATGCGTTTGTATTATTTATATGTTCTAGTCAACAAAAAAGCACCCTAAGGTGCTTGATTGTGACATCATTGTGAATTATGGGTTGCCAGTGGTATATGAATTCTCTTCAAATTCAGTTTTGGTAGCATATTCTTGATATATATCGTTAACTGACCAACCATCATAACTGTTGTGATTAGTGGCTGGAGCACCGTACAAGTAAAATTGTTGAACGTTAACACTGCTGTTACCTGTTACTTCTTGCAATGCTTGTTCAAGTGTAGTGGCCTGTGTATTAGGATGTTGAACACCTGTGATGTCGTTGTTTGGACCGTCGTTGAATGTGTCTTCAAATACTGCTACCATGAACTTGTTCCAACCTGAATCGTTAACAATATACGGTGCACCTACCATAACAATTTCTGCACGGGTTTGGATACAATCAATCACAGTGTTAAACAATGCCATGTCTAACACACCGTTTTCTGAATCTACGTCTAAACTTCCAATTTTGTACCAAACTACTTTGCGTGTACCAAAACGACTGAATGGTACGATTTGTTGGCGATAGTTAGCTGCTACTGAAGTTCCAATTAATGATGGCATAATATTCTCCTGTTTATGCTGTTTATAATTTATTTATCTCAAACAATATGATATGTGTGTTATCTATGCGTTCTATCAAGGTCTGTTCGTAAAGTTCGGCGCTGTCGCCCGATTCCAGCACAACTCCATTGATTCTACATGATCCTTCCAGCACCAGCAGGTATGCATCACCATCAGTGACCACATGATCTTCCATGATGCCAGCATAAACTGTGATGCCCTTGTTGGCCAAAGTAACGGGCAAGGCGGCAAACCCAGGTGTTGTATCAATCAAAGTATATCTGGCTGTCATATCTGCAGGAGTATGGTCCGCTGGATACATGATCCAGATCTGCAGGTAACGGTTGGGTTGGGTGCTGGCGTTGGCTTCACTGTGCCATATGCTGTTGCCGCACCACATGTGCTGTACTTGTCCAGCCCGTGCTGTGAGTTCATTGCCCAAGTTGTCTTTATGGCTCACTGAACCAGAAACCACATAGCTGAGTATGTCCAAGTGCTGGTGTTCGTGCCATGTGGTTTCAAAGCCTGGCTGTGTTCTGTCATCGTTTATGGTCTTGATGGGTCCCCAATGAGTGTAGGCAGGATCTTGATAGCCTTCAAATGAGAAACTTCTATAGCTGTGTATGAGTCCAGTTCGCGGCGGTTGCACAAATCCCCTCTCGTTGTTGTGTCTTATCTTAATCATGCTGTATTTAACGGCGACAAAAAAGCCCACTGAAAAAGTGGGCTGTTTGTTGTGCTACTAGTAACTAGTGATTAGCAATCTTGCCAAATGCTTTCGTCTGAGTACATTTGAGTTGCGCTTCTCAATCCAGCTCCGTGGAATATTTTGTAAGTTGCATCGCATTCGCCGCCGGTGGCTGCATTGATAGCCTGTTCAATGTTTTGAGCATTGGGATTGTATTCAGGGCTAAAGTTGAGATTGTTATCATCCAATCCAGTTTGATCGTTTGGGCCTTGGGTGTCGTCGTTTCCGTTGTAGTCAGTGCCTTGCTCAACGCCAATTTGAGTACGATTTCCATCGTTCAGTGTGTCATATGCCACTACCACAATAAAGTCATTGACTGTGGGCTCACCCAGCATCTGGATTTCTGCCACAGTTTGAATGCCGCGTACAGCTTTGCTGTACAAGCTGTTGGGTGCGTATGGGTTGGTGCCCACACCACTTAAATTTATTTCCAGTATCTGTAGTTGACGTGTGCTGAAACGTGTGCTGGGTTTGGTTCTAGCATAGTTGGCCACTAGAGTTGAGTTATTTGCGACTTGGTCGCCTGCATATCTTGCCATGTTTGTTCTCCTGTTTTTTTCAATCACACTGTGTGATCATTGTGTAGTATTTAGTTCAGCCAACAAAAAAGGGTTCCGAAGAACCCTAATCTGCTTCCCATCCCTTTGAGAATTTACCAATTAATAAGCATTGCCTGTTGGAGTGAATGTGATGCCAACTGGAAATACTGGTTGTACTGTGACACTGCCGTCGCCGGTTGCAGCTTGTACTGATTGCTCGATTGAGCGAGCGTTTGTATTGGCTGAATTGGCATTTTGCATGTCAGCATTGGCACTGGCCGCTGTGTCCACATAGATACCAACAACAAACTTTGCTTTACCAGTAACAACTGCTACATCTCCAACAAAGCATACTTCAGCAGCCAATTGCACACCACTGATTGCACGTGAAACGTGGCTGTCAGTCACATAGATGCCAGTTTCTGGAATCACTGTACCTTCATTATTGTCATATATTGCGTATGTTTCGCCTGTACCGCCCACGTTGTTGGTGTCGCTGACATCAACGTATGCATCTGTTGTGCTTGTGTTAACTGATAAGTTTTGAATGGCCAAAAATGCAATTTGACGTGTGCCAAAGTTGCTGAATGGTGCCATTGCACGACGATAGTTGGCTGCAACTGCGTCGCCGCCTGTGATTAAATTACCTGAATATTGTGCCATTTTAATTTCTCCTCGAATAGCATATCTGTTCACACTCTGTGAACGACCTTCCTAAAAGGCCTTTGTACTATTATTTAGTTGAGTTTGGAGGAATGCTAGAGTTATACCAAGATTTTGGTATGTACGTTTACTCTTTGCTTTCTTGGATACGCTTGATACCACGTTTAAACTTGTTGATATCGTTGGCTTTGATACTGTTGATAAATCGTCGTTCCAGTTCTGCAGCTGTTTCGATATCGTAGTTTTCACGTATCATGTCTAAGAGGTTAATAGCACTTTGTATAATATTCGATCCACGGCTTTCGATGACCAGCTCAGTATCTCTACTGAGACCAATATCGTTTAATTCTTGTAATATACTACGGGTGCTTTTACGCATTATTGTTCTCTTTATACGTTATTTATTTGATTATACAGTCTAATTATCATTAGATCAATAAGGTTGATAAATGTTGCGGCTGCACATATAATACATAAATACTCAGTAGAAACCATGAGTAACTACAAACACACAGGAAAACACAATGAAATTCTTATCAGACAAAATGCTAGCTATCTTGGAACGCTTATCCGAAATGTTCCCTGGATCTAGCTATCAAAGCAGCTTAGATGCGTATCTAAGCACCAAAGGCATTACCGATGCCGCACAGTTGGAAAACTATATCCGACAATTTAACTCTCAAAAGGAGCAGTACCTATGAAAACAATCGTAAACTCAATCTGGTCATTTTTAGAAGCATTTGGGCAAGCCCGTGCGGCCGCAAGTCTTGCTCGCCAGGGCAGAATTGCTGAAGCCAAAGCTGTATACGGCGCTTGATAAATATTGGCATGAACTTAGTGTATATTCACGGGGCTAATGCCACCAGCGAGAGCTTTAATTATATTAAGAGCAAACTGGGCGATGGTGTAGACATTAACTACGACAGTCGCAATGGGTTTGAAAATAACCTAAAAGACATGCAGTCAACGTTGCAGAACTACAAAAATCTAGTGTTTGTTGCACACAGTCTAGGCGGCATATACGCATTACACTTGGCTAACAACATGCCAGAAGTGATTAAGGGTGCTGTAACACTAAGCACACCTTATGGTGGCGCTGAAGTAGCGGACTATGCTCAATACTTTTTACCATTCAGCAGACTGATGCGTGACATTGGTCCCAGCAGTTGGGTAATGAAGCAGGCTAAACGTATCAAGATACAGCACCCTTGGACCAACATTGTTACTGTGAAAGGGCAAAGTCCGTTCATGCATGAGCCCAACGATGGTGTGGTAACTATTGCCAGTCAACGGCATCATGCAGACATGGAACTAGTAGAGGTGGACTGCAACCACTATGAAGTTGTGCTGAGTGACACAGTTGTTCGACTTGTTAAAGAAAGAGTAAACAAGTTTAACTAATAAGTCATTCAGCTTTACACACAGTTATGTATACTGTATAATAAATACATGGACAGCAAAGTTGCTGTCAATACAGACATTAACACACAGGAGATTATTATGTCACAATTCGAAACACCAAAACTACCAGAAGTTAAATTCAGCAAGAACGGTTACGAGATCCGCACAGACGTGTTGTCCATGGCTAAAGACGCTGTTATGGAAGAATACCACTCAAAGTTCCGCGGTTGGGAAATGTCAGTGGCCAAAGATGAAAAGACTGGCCAAGTTGTTACCAGAGTAGATATGCCAGAGTTTCCAGGTCTAGACAAGATCATGGAAGCGGCTGAAAAGTTCTATGGGTTCGTTAATACGGGCACTAAGAAGTAAGCATAGCTTCGTCGCCAGAATAGCGTAACATTCACTAGCACCTTCGGGTGCTTTTTATTTGGCTAAAATATCTGTCAACGGATGTTTGGGCTATGGCGTTATATATATGTAGGGCAATAATTCCTACATAACCAAAAAGGATATATCATGAAAGCAATCGCAACCGTAATCGCAACCTTGTTTGCCGCAACTGTATTTGCCGCTGAACCAGCCAAAGCACCAGCAACTCCAGCTCCTGCCGCAACCACAAGTGCTCCAGCACCAACTGCTTCTAAGCCTGCCAAGACTGAGAAGAAAGCAAAGCCAGAGGTAGCCAAAGCTGATGCCACTAAAAGTGCAGCCTCTGCACCGGCTGTCGCTAAGGATACCAAAACAGAAGCTGTTAAGAAGTAATCCACTTAGAAAATCTTTGATACTTGGAGGGAGCGATCCTTCCAGTACCATCGACGATGAAGATCTAATAACAAGTTATCGTCGTAGAGATTTAGACAAGTCAGATAAAATCCAACCAGATGATGATCTCAGTGATTATGTGCTAGTTAGATTGGCAGTAGCCAGAGCAAAAGCAATGGAAGCATATAGAAAAGCCCAGGCATAAAATGGGCTTTTCTTGTAAATACAATATCGGTAAGGAGACCAACAATGAAAAAATTATTAGCACTACAATTAGTTGCCATCTATGCAGTATGCCTTACAGCTACTACAAGCATGGTCTATGCAGAAGAAACAAAAGATGTGACAGCCAACGGTAAGAAAATGGAAGTTCGTGTTCCAAAGTCGGCTCATGTTGACTGCAAAGATAAAGCCAATGCAGAAAAGACCGAGTGCAAAAAGCCTTCAAAAGTTATGCCAAAAATTGAAAAGCCTGCAGATGTAACTGCACCTGTAGATAAAGCACCAGCTAAAAAATAATAACACGGCCTGCCCCACTGATGTCATAGACTCACGGGCAGGTTTTCTTTTGACTAAAAT